TTCAACTGTATTAACTGGTGCTATTCTAGGAAGATTTATAGAAAATGCAGAATATAGAATTTTTTATGATGTTCCAATAGATGCATATAGATATGTAAAAGAAGGTCAATTTGCAGCTGATGACAATACTTTAAATGTTCCTGGTTCCGGAACCCATGGACTTACTGGAACAGTATTTGTAAGAGGAATAGAAGTTTTTAATAGTACCGCTAATACAGAAGGTAAAGGAACATGGCTTATTAAAAAAGATCAAACTTATCTGTCAGAATATACTGATAGATTAACTGGGCCAGAAGGAAATTTAACAGCTCAAGATGTTACTGGATTACCTAAATATTATGCTATGTTTGGGGGTGCTACAGGTACCTTAGACACTACTTCAGGCGGGATATATATAGCTCCCACTCCTGATCTAGCCTATAGATTTAGAATATATGTTGATAAAGTACCTAAGAGCCTAGCAACACAGACAAGTGGAACCTATGTAAGTCAGTATTTCCCAAATGGACTTTTATATGCTACTCTCGTAGAAGCATATGGATTTTTAAAAGGTCCTATGGATATGTTGACATTATACGAGAATAAATATAAACAAGAGGTAGCAAAATTTGCGGGTGTACAAATTGGTAGAAGACGAAGAGATGACTATACAGATGGTACTGTTCGGATCCCTATCAAATCACCCAGCCCGTAGTATAGGAGATTTTTATGGCAATAGCATCGGAAATTTGTAACAGTTTTAAACAAGAAATTTTAGTAGAAGGTCACAATTTTACTGGTAGTACAGATCAATTTAAATTAGCTTTGTATTCAAGTAATTCAGCAAGTTTAGGTAAAGCAACAACTCAATGGACAGTAGCATCTGATCCAACTGCAGACCCTACAAATACATACGAAGTTACAACAACAGGTTCAGGTTATACAAGTGGCGGAAACGATTTAACAAGTACAACACCAGTAGTAAATGGTGACAGTGCATGTTGTTTATTTGCAACTACAAGTTGGGGATCAACTGCGTCGTTCACAGCGAGAGGTTGTTTAATTTATAATGAAACAGCATCTGACAAATCCGTATGTTCAATAAATTTTGGTGCTGATAAAACTGTAACAACTGGAACTTTTACAATTGAATTTCCAGCACAAACAGCGGGCAACGCAATTATTGAAATAACATAAGGAGCTCTTCCTTATGGCTAATACTTGGAATCAAGCCTTAACAACCTGGGGTCAGAATACTTGGGGTCAACAAGCTGATGTCACTCTTACATTAACAGGTCAATCTTTAACTTCTACGCTAGGTACGGTGGTAGCTTACAATGCTGTCGGGTGGGGCCGTGATACATGGGGCTTTGAAAACTGGGGAGAAAGTGGAATTGATATAACTCTAACTGGTTTATCAGCAGCAACAGCTGTTGGAACTTTAACAACAGAAGTAAAACCTGGTTGGGGTACACTTAACTGGGGTGAAAATGGTTGGGGTTCTGTTGAAAGTGCCACAGAAACTTTAGTAGGTTTATCTGCAGCTTCATCGGTTGGAAGTTTTACAATTCCAGATCAGATAATGACTCTCGTAGGTCTTCCAGCTGATACCGGTACTCCTGGTACACTTACCGTAAGCTCAAGTCTTACATTTACTTTAACAGGTATTCCAGCTGCATCAGATGTTGGAGCTTTAACTCCTGCAGATGTTATGGGTCTCACAGGCCTTTCAGCTGATACAGGTACTCCTGGAACCCTTACTACTACTCAACTTACGGTTGCTAGTTTAACAGGTATTGAAGCTGAATCAGATGTTGGATCAATAACTATTTCATCAAATCCCTTCGTAGCTTTAACAGGTATATCAGCTGCTTCTTCTTTAGGTACTGTCTCAGCTTTACCAGTAACTTTACAAACTTTAACAGGCATTTCAGCTGCCTCATCTGTTGGAACGGTTACTACAACCCAACTTACGAATGGCAGTTTAGTAGGACTGGGATTATCAGCAACGGCCTCACTTGGTATATTAGGTATTAGGGCTTATAAAGATATTGATATTACCGGCAATACATCATATAGTGATGTTGACATAACGGGAAATACGTCTTATACAGATGTAGATCACGTAGCTTAGGAGAAAATATATGGCATCAAATTATAATGCATTAGGTTTCAACTTAATGACTACTGGTGAAAACGCCGGTACATGGGGAACAAATACTAATCTAAATTTAAATTATCTAAGAGACATGTTTGGGTGGGTATCTATCGCATTAACTGCCGACAGAACTTTAACTATACCTGATAACTCTACTGGAACTTATGATGGTAGAGCGATGATCATAGAACTTACAGGATCGACTGCTGGAAACAGAATTTTAGATATTGCTGATGAAGCAGGATCTGGATCTTCTCCTGGTGGAACAGCTGATATTTTAAAACCATTCTTAGTTATAGATAAAACAACTAGAGCGGCTGGAAACACAATTACATTTAAAGTCACAGGAGCAACAGGGATACTTATTCCTAAATATGGTAGTGTTTTCTGTTATCATGATGGAACAGATATTCGTAGTTCCGGATTGGTAGGTACTAGAAGTGGTGCTGGAGCAGTAGCGGCTCAAGCAGCATATACCTTACCCGCAGCTGATGGATCAGCAGATCAAATATTATCAACAGACGGCTCAGGAGAGATGAGTTTTGTAACTCCTGCGGCAGCAGGAATATCAACAGGGAAAGCTATTGCAATGGCAATGATTTTCGGATAAAAAACAAAAGGAATTAAATTATGGCAAACCCAAATATAGTAGCAGTAACAAGTATCTATGGTGGTAATTACGGTTGGAACCTAACTGCTGGTTTAACGGATACATTACTTACAGTAGATGCAGAAAAATTATTAAAAATAAATAGAATCGTATGTACAAATGTTGATGGTTCAACAGCGTATGATTTAGATTTATTTATTGATGGACTGGGAACAGCAGCAGCTAATGGATTAACTCCAACTGCCGCAGATGCAACAGTATATCTAGCAAAAACAATTTCAATTCCCGCAGACGCTTCATTAGTTGTATCAGACACACCAATTTATTTAATGGAAGGCGATATTCTAAAAGGCGGTGGTTCTACACTTAATAAATTAGATTTATTCATATCATATGAAGTTTTAGACGACGCTTAGGAGGTTTAAATTATGGCCCATTTCGCAGAACTTAAATCAAAAGTCGATCCTACAGGACATACTGCTAACACACTACAAGTAGTAGAAAGAGTAATTGTTGTAGGCAATGATATTCCTGCCGGTAGTGGAACCCTTGTAGATAATGATATGCATATTGATGGAGAATCATGGTGTATTGATTTTTTCAAAGGTGGAACTTGGAAACAAACTTCTTATAATCATAATTTTAGAAAACAATATGCAGGGAGAGGTTTTACTTATGACTCTGCAAAAGATATATTTATTCAACCTCAACCATTCGCATCTTGGGCATTAGATGGAAATGATGATTGGCAAGCACCAGTTCCTTTTCCAACTGATACTACAGATAAACATATTGGTTGGGATGAAGACAATCAACAATGGACTGCAATAGACATCACAGATCCAACAAATAATTTCAACTGGGACGCATCCGGACTAACTTGGGTGTCCGCGTAGGAGACTTAAGACATGGCCACAATTTCTTCCACTAACGGCGGCATAATCGGAAAAACAAATAACACTTCCTTCGGAAAGTGCATAGTTACAACTACAACTTGCACAGGGTGTTTTACTACAGGATCAGGAACAAGAGTGCTTGCGGCTGTTGTTGTAGCTGGCGGTGGTGGCGGTGGAAGAGATAACGGTGGTGGCGGCGGTGCCGGTGGACTCATTCTACACCCCGGAATATCAGTTTGTACATCTACAGCTTATCCAATGGTTCTTGGTGGCGGTGGTAATGGAAGAACGAATAACTGCGGCCAAGGATGTACGGGAACAGATACAACAGGTTTTACTTTAACAGCTAAAGGTGGTGGCGGTGGGGGAATAGGTAATCCTAGTGCACCCGTTGGTCCAGGAACTACTGGAGGTTCGGGAGGTGGCGCTGGAGCAACTGATTCACCAGGTATGACAGGTGGACCTTCAAATCAATCTGCTGAACCAGGGGATTCTGGAACTTATGGGTTTGGATATGCTGGCGGAGCCGGTGGAAACTCACCAGTCAGACATAGTGGTGGAGGTGGTGGAGCAAGTGCAGTCGGAACTAAAGGTTCTCCTCCAACTGGTAAAGGTGGACCAGCTGGTGCTGGAAAAGATATTACTCCGGTTTTCGGAGGATCAGGATCAGATTATCCTAATTGTGGGGTTTACGCTGGCGGTGGTGGCGGTGGATCAATAACTAATGGACCAGGCGGAACAGCTAATGGTGGTGGCGGCAGAGGTGGTGGTTGCGGAACTCCCGGAAGTGGAGCAGGTGAAGCAGGAACAGAAAACACTGGTGGTGGCGGAGGTGGTTCTGCTAATTGGCCAGGAGCAATCCAGCCCGGTGGAAATGGTGGTAAAGGTGTAGTAGTTACAAAAGAATTAGATAAAGCAGATGGTGTGTGGTCAATGAAATCACAATTTGAAGCAAGAGAAGCTGGAACGTGGCCAAAATTTTTATTAACTTATGCAATGGATTATTTAGTTATTGCCGGTGGTGGTGGCGGTGGTAGTAATGGTAACTGGAGCGGTACTTTTGGTGGTGGTGGAGCTGGAGGTTATAGAGAATCAGATGGAACAAATACTGGTTCTTATGCTACCTCTCCATTAGGATCAGGAGTAGCTGGTTTTCCAGTATTCTACGAAGGAGCTTATACAATCACTGTTGGTGCAGGTGGTGCTACTGGATTTCCACTTGGAGCTAACGGACAGAATTCAACTTTTCATACAATAACATCGGATGGTGGCGGTGGATCCGGAGGATCTCAATTCCCTGGCGGTTCATTACCTAATGGTGCGGCTGGAGGATCTGGTGGTGGAGCTGGCGGTGGTGGTAATACTGGTGGTGCAGGAAATACGCCTCCTATAAGTCCTCAACCTCAAGGTAATCCTGGAGGTAATAGTGGAACATGGCCTGGTACATACGGCGGTGGTGGTGGCGGTGGTGCTGGTGGCGCAGGAACTCCCTCTACACCAGGTGAAGGTTATGGAACAGCAGGTGCGGGAATTGCTACTTCAATAACAGGAGCGTCAGTAACAAGAGCAAGTGGTGGTGCAGCGCATGGAAATACTGGTGGTCAAGGACCAGCTGTACCAGGTGGTGGTGGAGGTACAGGATCTGGAAATACACCGGCTAATGCGGGTGCACCAGGAACAGGTGGAGGTGCCTCAGGTCTACAATCTGGAGGTGGTGGTGTAGTTATTGTAAGATTTCCTTCTGCTGCTACTTTAGGAGTAGCGCCTGGATCTAATGCAACTTCAACAGCCCCAGGTGGAGAAAAAATTGCTACCTTTACTGTTACAGGAACTTTAACTGTTTCATAATTGATCTAGATCAATTCTCTTTACTCTCTCTTTAAACTAAGATAAAACATATGTATAAAGACATATGAACTTAACTAACTATTATTGGTATTTTCAATCAGCCATTCCTGCAAGGATCTGTGATGATATTGTACGTTATGGAAAATCTTTACAAGATCAGTTGGCTACTACGGGGGGTTTTGGAGATCCAAAAAAATTAAATCAAAAACAAATTAAAGATTTAAAAAAGAAAAGAGATTCAGATGTTGTTTGGATGAGTGATCGTTGGATTTATAGAGAAGTTCAACCTTATATTCATCAAGCTAATGCAAGTGCGGGTTGGAATTTTGAGTGGGATTACTCCGAATCTTGTCAATTTACAAAATATAACAAAGGTCAGTATTATGATTGGCATTGTGATGGATGGGATAAACCTTATCATGCACCTAATCAACCTAGTCATGGAAAGATTAGAAAACTATCTGTAACTGTTTCTTTATCCGATCCTAAAGAATATAAAGGTGGTGAATTAGAATTTAATTTTAGAAACTCAGATCCTGATAAAAAACCTAACATACATAAATGCAAAGAGATACTTCCTAAAGGATCTTTAGTAGTGTTTCCTGGGTTTGTGTGGCATAGAGTATGTCCAGTTACAAAAGGATCAAGACATAGTTTAGTAATCTGGAATTTAGGACAGCCTTATAAATGAAAATTACTATTTTAGGAAGAGGAAATGCAGGCTGTTTAACCGCTTTGCATTATGCTTATTATGCTCGTAAAAGAAAAGATATTTCCATTGAACTACTTTATGATCCTAATATTCCTCCTGAAAAGGTAGGACAAGCCACTCTCTTAGAACCCCCTCAACTTTTATGGGCAGCTCTTGGGATCAATTGGTATGATAACCCTATTAATGCTACTCCTAAATTTGGAATTTTATACGAAAACTGGGGAAAGAAAAACGATAAAGTCTTTCATCCTTTTAGCCTCCATTCAGTCGGTCTTCAATACCATCCTGCTAAATTACAAGATACTATTTTAAAATCTAAATATTTTAAGGTGAGAGAAAAACATATTGATAACTATGAACAAATTGATTCAGACTATATTTT